AACGACAATTGAGACCTTTTGCCATGAATCGTACTCGGTTGATAATATTGTCAATGGCGGTAGACCCAAAATGATCAAACAAAAATACACGATCAGTTCCAAGGGTAGCATCAAATGCATGTCTAAGTTCCTCCTCATCAGCGTCACAATCAGGTAAGTGTAGTGGTTTATTTGCAGCAAGTGACATCAAACTCTTAGCAGTTTTCTTGACCGACTCCTCCAAGAACATGAGACCAATGTTATCCTCAGTCTTATTAAGAATCTGCCACACAATCTCACGCATAAACTGAGACTTACCCAGTCCAGATCCTGCAGTAACTGTTACGAGTTCTCCTAAGCGAATACCATAGGTAAGGTTATTCATACCATGATACGGATACTGTACCTCAGCCTTCTCAACTGGCTGGTTTACTAGATCCCACAAGGTAGATCCTGCTACGATACCATCAGGTACATACTTCTCTGCGTTCCACCACTCCTCAACAAACTCCTTCACCAATCCCTGAATCAGGTAATCGTTGGCATCCTTGAGTTCCTTCTTAGGGAATCGAAAGATGTGTGCCTTACTACCAAATAACTCAGCAACCTGGTTAGCTGCCTGTTGACCTGGCTCATCATTATCAAAGCAGATCACAATCTTATCAAAGGAATCTAGGTACTCGAAGCTTGCTCTGCAATCCTTCAATGCAGATGTCGCACCATTACGGATTGATACCACTGGGTAGCGAGAACCTGTCAACTGATAGCATGCCAAGGCATCAAACTCACCCTCGGTAATCGTGATAGCTTTACCTCCTGGAGTAAACTTGTTCTGTCCGAAGAGCACTGCTTCCTTCCAGTCACCCATCACACTGAATTGTTTCTCAGTCATTGATCTTGTCTTAGCAGCCACCACCTTACCAGTCATATCACAATATGGAAAGTAGTAACTAGTACCATCAGAACCTGCACCAAAGAAGTGCATAGTCTGTGTAGATATACCACGCTCTACAACTGGGGTAGCTTCTACATTTGCCAATGCCTCTAGGACTGATTTAAACTGCTTAGGAGAAGAGTTCGTAGGTGTGGTAATACCCTCCCTTAGGACAGCCTGAACCATCGCCTCTGAGCCCTTCTTATAAGTTCCACACTTATGACAGTACTCATGCCCATCATCATAGATACTGTTAGCATCTGAAGATCCGCAGGTACTGCAAGGTATGTGTTTCAAAAAGTTACTATCTGTTTTCATTCAATGCCTCATCGTGTTTAATAATCCACTGCAGTGCATCATTGAAACTAGAGAATGTAGGAGACCTAGTCGTCTTATCCTCCCAGTAGTAGCTAGGTACATCAGTTACATTCCAAGTATCATCGATCCACTTAGCAGTTCTCTCGTGGATTGTTTGTAAGTTCATTTTATCCCATGTCTATGTTCAATTGCTCTAGCGAATGCTACGATATCTCCAGCAGTATTCATACGAATGCCTTCAATCTCCTCAGTAGTTAAGGGTTTAGTTTTCCATATCATCTTAGAAGGATTCATTCCAATGTACTTAGTAGCAGGAGTTACCACTGCATCCTCATATCCTGGATGATAAGGTGCTTCATCGACTAGTTTATTCATAGCTGAACTCCGCAGTAGTATCGTGTTGCTTTAGTTTAAAGTTCCAGGCATCAACGATATCTTGTAAGACTGTATCGATACCATAGCGACCTGCACAATCAATCATGTTTTGTATTGCAAAGTGGTAGTGCATTTCTTCTTGATAGTTATCTTCCATAGTTACTCCTAAGTTTAACTCCTAAGTTATATTAATATAATACTATATAAAAAACTATCTATATAGATAACTACTTAGTAGATAGTATAACATATTTAAATATCATTGTCAACCCTATTATCCATACGATTAAATGAATCATACTCGTTACTATCCAATCCCTCGTCTCCTTCGTAATCTTCGTCTTCATCGTATAGGTCTGCTCTTTCATAAGTTAGTAAGTCATCACTGACAGTAGCGTAACATTTATTACACATGTCTAAGTACTCATTGGTATGTACACTCTTACGAGTGGCTTCAAAATCAGACAGCATTTTATTACAGCAGTAGCATCTCATAGCAGTGCATCTCCTAAAATTTTATAAGCCCAGTTAAATTTATTGTCTACAGTTTTCTTCTTCTCCATCATAAGTACTTGAATCTTAAAGCTTTTATCTAGTCTTAGGAATCTCTCAGCCTCTTCTTTATAACCAAAGATTCTAACAACTGAACCATCATAATCTAAAATCTTATATAGCTTTCTCATTGTAGTACTCCGTATAAGTAACAAGATAATTCTAACCCGATATAGTATAGCACATGTCCACCGAAGTAAGCAAGTGCAAACCATAAAATATATTTAATGTACTTGTCTTCGTTATTAATCATACCAATCATCCTCATCAATAAAGTCTGTTTCATCAAGCTCAAGCTCTAATTCCTCTAGTTCCTCCTCAGTTAATTCATCCTCAGGTTCATAGTAACTATCGTTATTGTATCTATTCATTATCAAACTCCCTTAATTGATCTACCATATCGAAGACAGAAGACAAGCAAGTAGGGCAAAATGCAACTGGTATAATACCAAACTCTCCAGCAATACCACCCTCGTCTTCTAAACTAAACTCACAACTACATGTCGAGCACTCAGTCATCATTCCTCCATTATGAAAATGTATTAAGCTCAGTAGCGATATAAGACCCGTCAATATCCCTTATCCATCCACTACCAAACCATTGATTAACTCTATGATCAAAGTATAAGTCTATCCAATTCTCACCCCATAGTACAGTAATATCTGTATTACCTTGGCTAATCTCTTCATTAACTGCTTTCATTACCTGAGTATAGCTAGGCTTACGACCATCAAATACAATCTCTTTAATCTGATTACATACGCTCATTCTAATTCCTCCTCAATGTTTAGATCTTCTGCAATCCATGCCATTTCTGTACAGATATCACTCCATTCGTTATCGTATTCCTGTACTCCTTCAGGTATACCATGTTCTCTATAAAAATGCAAGGCATTCCAAATTAATTCTAAATTAATCTTACTCATGAATATATCCCTCCTCAATTAAATGTCTAGCAGTACGTCCAAACCACCCTTGTAATTGCCATGCCATACCAGTATCTACTAGGGTTTGCCATGCTTCTAGTACTTGCTCCTCCGAATCACTATCAACAAACCCCTCAATAATTCCTACTGCGTCAAATGTATTCATAATTCCTCCGTCTTGATAAGTTAAGTATACTACAATTTTACATTCTGTCTATAGGTATAAACCCTAAGTCTACTGCATTGCAACAATCTTAATAACCTTTGCCATTTTAACTCCATGGGCTTTATATGCTATCACGCTCACGCTCTTGTCGTAACATGCTCGGCAACCATTACATTTACCTTCATGCTGATAAGCTTGGCATTCTGTAGCACCCTTTGGCACTGTATCACTGAATATTGTACTAGTGTTTAAACCCTCTATACGCTCACCAGTGACACTATCGCTAGAGAATCGTACCACTACATTAGGCAATTGCTGCATACGCTCTATGATCGTTTTATACTTATTAAATTTATGCATTCTAGTAGGCAACCAATGCTTAACCCATGGAGTGGCTTTCATTACTTCGTAAATCTTACATGCTAATTGCAAAGTGTACATGTCCCCAGAATCAAACCACCTAAAATATCTGCTAGAGTCTAAAGCTTGTACCATGTCGTCTACCCAGTCGTCACGCTTCCAGTCTTCCCTATTAAATTCCCTAGGCTTCTTTACATTAGCAAACCTATAATTCCCTGTAGTAGCGTAACACCCTTGGCATGCTGGTACTAGATTACCTGTAGAATCTTTACTACCTGGGCAAGTGTCTAAAGCTTGAAGACTCCATGACATAATGCCGTCTAGTTTACTTGTTTTGCTTAGCTTAATCATTTGAAATCCTTAGATAAAATATACCAATCTTTTAGTTTATACATTGTTGCGTCGTTTATTGCATGTTGCTTATTCTGGTAAATACATACAATCTCATTAGAGCTATTATATAATACATATACTAGATTTGTAAATTGGTACATACCCTAATCCTCCATCGTTATTAATAAATATACTCTAGGATTTTAAACCAGTCAAGTAAAACCCTAGATATATCTACTACAATTTATTTGTAATACTCTTTTTCTACCTTGTCAAGCAAAATCTTAAGCTCTTTCATTTTCTCTTCATGTGACTGAATTATAAATTTATTTTTAGTGCCATCAATTTTATCTTGACATTTAAATATATTATCCATTAAAGCACTAGCTATATTTGCTAGCTCTAGATTACCTAAGTTTAAAGTTTTTAGTGACATGATTAACCCTTCCCAATTAAATGATGATTACCTAGCATTTTCTCTTCTAAAACCCATAACTTTTTTTGCATATTGCTTGCATGCTCTAACGCTATTGCATGCCCTTTATTGCTATCAATAATTCCTTGGTAATGGGTTAACTCCTTCCAAATACCTTGTAATAATAATCTACGATCTTCAATTCCTAATTCTATTTGCATGTTAAACCCTCCTGTATTTGATGATTCAAGTATACCCTATAGATTTTGATTTGTCTATAGGGATAAACCCTTAGAAATTCCAGCACTTCGCATTGTAACGCTTTGCTGTTGCTCTTGCTTCCTTAATACCTTTTAATCCGTTAACTGTAACCATTGGTTTACGGGTTTGGATGTCGTTAGTAATCTCTAGTCTAAAACCTGATTTGTGATTACCTACTAGATTTGCATATAGCATTTTAATTCCTTTCTTGATTTGATAAGTCTAGTATATCGCAGGTCTAGGCAGATGTCTATTAGGGAAAACCCTAGTATTATAGGTTTAGTCTATTGAGTCCTGGATAGTGATAGAGTGACACTATAACTCCCTCACTTAGCAGATTCTAGCTAGTTTGTCTATTAGGGAAACTACCTATTGACACTGTAGAATTTTTATGCATGGGGGAGGGGGCTCTACAAACAAACTAGTACGTTAGAACCCTCTGAAACACCTAAAAAGTTAAATTAAGAAGTGCTTAATAATTGAGCATATTAGAAGAAGTTAACGACAGAAGACAACAGATAAGGAATACTATATAAATCAATGAGTTAGTAATCATAGAAGATAACAGAAGATGAGCTACGATAGTGAATAATAAAGGCTAGTTAGCTACACTTGCGGAATACGTGCTAGTTTACTGGGTAGACCCGCATGTGAGACGTGCTACATAGTGGGTATAGTAAAATATTACTTGACAAATTCTCATAAGTATGGTATAATAGTTGTACTAAGGAGAAAAAACGCTATGTTAGCTCCTAAGTAATAACAATATAAAAAACAAACAATATAAAAACTACTTAGTTAACTTAGAAGTAAACTTAGAAGAGTAGTAATTTTTAAATGTTAGTCTCTACTTACGTAGGAAAAGGCTTAGAGTGGACTTAGAAGAAAAAGAAGACAATCAGGTTGTTGTGTCTATACCTCGTAGGGGTCGTCCACCTAAGGCTGTCGTAGAAGCTAAGCGTAAAAGAGGCAAGGTAGGTCGTCCCCAGGGTGACACAGGAAGAATCGCTGAATTCAAAGCTAGACTCCTGAGTACTACTGGAACTAAGGTTATAGACACTGTCTTAAGAAAAGCCTTGGACGATGAAGATAAAGATCAGGTAGCATGTCTAAAGATGTGCATGGACAGACTTCTACCTGTCTCACTCTTTGAAAAGGATGCTAAGGGTCAGCGGAATGCTGTAACCATTAACATTACTGGCTTGGGTGAGACTAAGGTGGAAGCTGTAGAGACCATCGACATGGAAGACGAAGATGAATCTTAACTTTGAACTCCTGCCTTGGCAAAAGAAAGTATTTAGTGACGACACTAGGTTTAAGGTAATCGTAGCAGGTCGTCGCTGTGGTAAGAGTAGACTCTCAGCAGTAGCCCTCTTGGTAGAGGGACTGAGATGTCCAGCAGGTAGTGCGGTTATGTACGTAGCTCCTACGCAAGGACAAGCCAGACAGATTATCTGGGACTTGCTGATGGATCTTGGTAGAGAAGTGATAACAAACTCCCATGTAAATAACATGGACATCACTTTGATTAATGGTGCTAAGATCTATGTTAGAGGAGCTGATAGACCAGATACCTTGCGTGGAGTCAGCTTAACATTTCTCGTGCTAGACGAGGTAGCTGACATTAAACCAGATACTTGGGAAAAGGTCTTACGTGCAGCGTTATCAGACAAAAAGGGTAAAGCACTCTTTATTGGGACTCCGAAGGGACGCAACTGGTTCTACGATATGTATAACCTGGGGTCTTCTGAAGAAGATGAGGAGTGGAAAAGCTGGCACTTCACGACCAAAGACAATCCGCTTATTGATCCGAAAGAGATTGAAGGAGCTAAAAAGACTTTATCGTCATTCAGCTTTAAGCAGGAATACGAAGCCTCCTTCGATAACGCAGGAACAGACTTATTCAAAGAACAATGGATAAGGTACGGAGAAGAACCCAGTGATGGTGTTTATTACATTGCAATAGACTTAGCAGGTTTTACTAATGTTAACTACTCCTCCGCAAGAGCAAAGAAATTAGATGAATCAGCTATCGCAGTAGTAAAAGTAACTGAAGATGGTGACTGGTTTGTAAAGAAGATTGAGCATGGACGTTGGGATGTTAAGGATGCAGCAGCAAGGATTCTTAAGAACATCAGAGATTTTCAACCAGTAGGTGTAGGAATTGAAAGAGGAACAGTACGTAACGCTGTATTGCCCTACCTCAGTGATCTAATGAGATCAAACAACGTCTACGCAACGATACAAGATTTAACGCATGGTGGTAAACAAAAGACTGAGAGGATTGTCTGGGCATTACAAGGACGATTCGAGCATGGTAAGGTAACACTGAATGAAGAAGAGGATTGGACACAGTTTGTGGATCAGCTTCTAATGTTCCCTACTTCTCAGGTGCATGACGACTTAGTAGACGCTTTATCTTATGTCGATCAGTTAGCTGTAACGTCATACTTTACAGATGACATGGACGATGAATATGAACCTAATGACTTTATATCGGGATATTAAATGAGTATAACTGGTAGCTTGTTTAGGATGGTAGCTCCTGGGTTAGTAGATAACTTAGAAGCACAAGGCTTGTTTAAAGGTTCTAGCAGAGTAGCACCTAGTCTAGTACCTGAGATGTTCATCGGAGGAGAAGGCATAAGTAGTTTAGGAGCAGCAGGAATGATTGACGCTCCTGTTGCAACAAAACTTTTAGAAGACGCACAACGTGATTGGTTTAAACTACCAGCAGAAGAATGGGATAATATCTATGGTAAGCAAGCCATAGCATTTGATCCAGTAGCAAACAAGGCAATGTTAGAGATCAGTGATAAAAATGTTGATCTTAGAAAAGGTGTAGACTTAAACAAAATACCTGAGAATGAAGTCTTAGCATTTGATGAAGTATTCAAAGCAGATGTACTAAAGAAAGCATATCCTCAGATTGAAGACGTAACAGTTAGCTTTATCGATGATCCTGTCTCCTCTCGCTTAGCAGCTTTTGCTCCTCAGCAGAACATGATTCTATTTAATCGTCAACATCCTGACTGGAGAGATTCAGATACTCCAGTAAAAGTAGCTTTGCATGAGATCCAGCATTACATTCAAGGTGAAGAATTATTTACAATGGGTGCAAGCTTTGAGGCTACTTTAAAAGAAAATCAATTATATCAGTATGCTTCTAACAATTTAAGCAAAGCAATTGCTAAATCTGTTCCAGAATCTTTGCAGTTTGCTAAACAATTTAAAGGCATTGGTTTTAATAAAGACGATGTTGTCGATGCTGTGGCTGGTTTCTCAGCTAAAGATGGTTTATCAGCTCGTGCTAGTTTATCAAAAGCTTTTAATAGTAAAGAGATGGCTGACAAGTTCATTGCTAATTCTCAGAACTATCCAGCACTGGCTGCTGCAGTCAAATCAAAAGATGAATCTTCAGTAGGATACAGAGAAGCTATGTCAGAGTATATGGGTGTAGCTGGAGAAGTATTCGCTCGTCAGACTGAGCAGCGTCGTGGTTTAAGTGCCACAGAGAGAGCTGCTAATCCTGC